CAAACTTCTGAACGGTTACGGGTTCAAATATGTGGAGGCGGTCTTTGCTGAACCAGACATCACGAACCCGGACGATATGATGAAGTTGCTCAATATCTCCGAACGTGCAGGTGGTTTGACCATGAATGAGGCGAAAGCTCTCACGGCGGAGGTGCTCGGTAAGGAGGCGGAGGAATATCCTGGTTCTTTCGATATGGAGGACATCGGGAACATTCCCCTGGCTCTCATTTCCAAGATGCCGGCAATGTATTCCTACGGCTATCAGGGCACCGGAAACCTAGGCGTGGATGGACGGCTTCAGAACGCTATGCAGGCGGCAAGCGAGCTGACGGGCGGGAACAAAGAGAACCGTCCCGATGGCGATCCCGAGAAGGATGCACAGGATGTGAATATGGACCTCGATACACAGAGGAACAAGACCACGGATCAGCAGCTTGACAGCCAGATAGCAAAGGCTGCATCGAATGGTGATGATGAGGTTGTGGCCATCATGAAGGAAGTGAAGCGCCTGCTCTTAGAGATGGGTGGTGGTTCTGATGAATAAACCTACCTGCAAGGCGTGCTCAGCTTTGGCCAAGGCCATAGATGCCTATATCGCCAAGGTCGATGATGACCTGGAAGGAGAACTGGAAAGCGCAGGATATGCCGAGGCAAGCGAGAGTGTGGCCGGAGCGAGTGTTCTGGAAGAGGAGATTACGAAGATCCTCGGAGATCAGAGCGAGGCTTTGGCCGACCTGATCAAGAATGCCGGTTCCCTGGAAAAGGCAAAGGCGCTGCTCGATCAGTTCTTCGATGATGATGAAACACGGGAGAAGCTGGAAAACCTGTTCAAGGAGTATTTCTCCGATCAGCTGCTCGATCTGGCCAACGATTACATCAAGGAGAGTGACGGTCAGCTGGTGGTATCAACTCTCCGGGCAAGGACAACGGCATGGATCACGAACTGGTCCGGTCAGCTGGCGAACCTCATGCAGCTTACATCCAAGACACAGATGGAAACCATATTGCAGAATGCCTTGGATAATGGCGAGAGCGTGGAAAGCGTCCGGCTGAAATTGCAGAACGCAGGCATCCGGCAGGAGGCATACAGAGCGCGGACGGCATCCCTCACGGAAATGCTGAGAGCGCATAGTGTGGCCCGTCAGGAGGCTATCATACAAAGCCCTGCGGTAGACAGGAAGCAGTGGAGACATTCGGGAACGGCAAAGATCAAGCCCAGAGAGAACCATCAGGCGATCGACGGCCAGATCAAGCCGAAGCGTGAACCGTTCGAGCTCACAGGAGCAGACGGCGGGACATATTACCCGATGTATCCGAGGGATGACACACTCCCTCCGGAGGAATCTATCAACTGTCACTGCGTCCATCTTCCGATTGTCGATGATGATGTTCTGGCCATGAGCCTCGAAGAGCGTCAGGCTCTTCAACAGAAGATCATCGAAGAGGATGATGGAGAATGGGAGAAGGAACTCGATGCAAGGAATCGAGCCCTCTCCGGAATAGATGATGAGTAAGAGTCGCAGAAATGTGACTCTTTTTCATATGCGGAGCCGTCCGTTAAACGGCAAATAAAACATAGGGAGGTGCGAATATGCCGCACATCGAAAAGGCGTATGCGTTAAGCGACGCAAAGATCCAATTCGTTTCCCTGGTTGATAAGGCTGCCAACAAAAGACAGTTCCTGATCACAAAAGCAGAGAAAGGCTCGGCCACCTTCCAGTCTTACGGACGGATCGTGAAAGCCGACAGTGACTCCCATTATGTCACCGGGATCGTCTACGAACCCATGGCAGAGGACACTGACGGTGAGTTCATGACCGCAGAAGAGATTGAGAAGGCCGCACACTGGTACATGAAGAATGCCGGTGATGTCGATATTCAGCATTGCTACGTCAAGGCTGAGGGCATTGATGTGGTTGAGAGCTATGTTGCTAAGAGTGACATGGACATAGATGGCACCCCTATCAAGAAGGGCACCTGGCTCATGACAGTCGAGGTCGCTGATGCCGCCGTATGGGAATCCATACAGAAAGGCGAAATCACAGGCTTCAGCATGGGCGGACTTGCCACAAGATCGGACGAGGATGTTGATTTGAGCGCGGAGGATGTCGAGAAGGCGGAGGATAGCGGCGAAGCTGCTGATTCCCTGTTCGGACGGATCACCAAAGCGATCAAGGATGTATTCAGCTCCGAGAAGAAAGCTGTGGCAAAAGGCGAGGTGGCAAATCGGTACAATGCCGAGGTCAAGGGGGACAACCTCTACACGGCATGGTATGCGCTGCGCGAGACTCTGGAAGGCTATCAGTATAACGAGTCCACAGGAACCTGGGGATGGGGATACACAGCTGATCCGGACAAGATCCGCGAAGCTCTGTCCGATTTCTCGGCCATCGTAACCAAGATCCTCACTGCCGATGATATCGTCGGTGAGATCGAAAAGGCAGCAAAGGAGGCTCCGGTCCAGAAAGCCGGAAAGTCTCTCAGCTCAAAGAACTACAACGCACTGAAGACTATCTGTGGCAACCTTCAGAGCTTCCTTGCAGAGTTTGAGGACGGGTCAGACGACGCAGAGGCCGGGGACGCAGGAGACGGTGCCGGAGTAGAGAAAAGCGACAAAATGACAAAGGAGGAAATCGAGATGACAAAGTCAGAAGTCGAAACCCTCGTTACTGAGGTTGTTAAGGCACAGCTTGAGCCGATCACTCAGCAGATTGCTGAGATCACCAAGGCAGAGCAGCCGGAAACCAAGGCCGAGGAAGTAACCAAGGATGGCAATGACGAATCCAAGGCTGATGACGTCACCACAGACGTTGTTAAGAGCGTTGTCACAGAGGCGCTGAACGAAGCTCTTGCACCCATCACCCAGCAGATCGACGCCATCAAGAAGTCGAGAGCCCTTCCGTCAAATCTGAATGACGGCCCGGACTCAGAAGTAACCAAAAGTGATGATACCCACTATCTTCACGGAATACTGTAAGCAAGGAGGAAAACAAAATGCCTACGACAAATGCTGAAATCCTGAAGGCTGTCATTGACACAGCCAGCGTAACTCATGGCCTTCTCAATCCGGAGCAGGCAGCGAAGTTCATCCGTCAGACCTTCGATGCAACTACTCTCCGTCCGCTGATCCGTCACGAGATCCGGAAGGCTAAGACCGGCGAGATCGACAAGATCGGTATCGCATCCAGAATCCTTCGGGCTAAGACTGAGAACACCGATGATGGCTACCGTGCAAATCCGTCCTTCGGGCAGATCACTTATGCCACCACCGCAGTTCGTCTGCCCTGGGAGATCACCGAGGAAACTCTTCGGGAGAATATCGAGGGACAGGGCTTCGAAGCTCTTGTAACCGATCTGATGACCGGTCAGCTCGGCCGTGATCTGGAAGATCTTGATCTGAATGGTGATGAAACCAATGCAGATGACTTCCTGAAGATCAATACCGGCTGGGTTAAGCAGATCGAGACAGACGGCCACGTTGTTGACCGTTCCGGCATCGACGGCGGCGCTATGAGCCTGGATGTGTTCTACAAGGCGCTCGGTGCTATGCCGAACAAGTACAACAACGGAAAGCTCCGCTGGATCATGAGCCCTCACAGATACCAGAACTGGATCTATCAGCTGCTCAATGCTGCTGTATCCAAAGGTGGTATCATCACCGACAACCGCATCGAGAACCCGGCAGCGATCCCGGCTATCGAGTGCGCTTCCATGCCGGATGACAAGATCATCCTGACCGATCCGAAGAACCTCATCGAGGTTTCTACCTACGGTGTGCAGATCCGCAAGACCACCGAGGGCAAGGAAGCCATCATGCAGGATAAGCGGTTCTATGTATGCCACCTCGACTTCGATCCGATCATCGAGGAGACAGACGCAACCGTTATCGTCAAGGGTCTCGCTTCCCTCAACTAAGGAGGTGCCTTATGTGGCTTAAACTGATCAAAGGTAAGTCGTACACCGGTATCGTCCATGCAACAGCTGAAAATCCCGTGATCGAAGTAGACGAGGAGGTGGGTATGATTGCACTCAACACCGGCTACTTCGAATCACTGGATGTGGCTGCTCTGACGCAGGAAGAAGTTCCGGATACGGCAGAAGATATCGAGGAACCCGAAGAGCCTTTGCAGTACGGCGGAAAGCATCTGCTCGAGATGAACAAGTCCGAACTGGAGACTTTTGCGGCTTACAAAGATGTGAACATCAGAAGCTGCAAGACCAAGGCGGACATCATCAAGGCTCTGAAGAAAGCCCTTCCGGCCAGCGAGTTGGAAGGCGAAATCTACTACGGAAGCCCTACCATGGTGGAGCTTCAGGAAGAAATCTTTTAAGGAGGATTAAACCATGAATCTGACAGCAAGCAATTTCGGCGAGTGTGGTAACGTGCAGGCCTTCTTCGCGAAGAAGGTTAAGTACAACGACACTGATATCGCTACAAAGGAAGCTGTGTTTGTTGCTCCGGCAGACATGCTCATCACCCAGGTTGGTGTTGATGTGACCACAGCTTTCAATGCAGGCACGACCAATGTGTTGACCATCGGAACCAACAGCGATGCAGACAACATCTGCGGATCTTCTGATATCGCTGAGACCCAGGGCGCAAGCACAAAGGCTGTATTCGTTAAGCTGGCAAAGGGCGACAAGGTCTATGTGAAGTATGCACAGACCGGAACCGCAGCTTCTGCCGGTGTAGCTGACATCTTCTTTGTTGGCACCCAGATCCCTGCGTAAGGGGGTGAAGGCATGGCATCAAGACCGTGGGTCACGCCTGCGCAAGTGAAGGCATATACCGATCTTCCGGATGTGGCCGCGAGGACGGATGCCAAGCTTGCCATTGATATCCAGCGGGCTGAGGCTTACATCATCAAATACTGTCATCAGGATTTTAGCGGGGAGGAATACACAACCATCCCCGCTGATGTAGCCACTGCGGATATCATTCTCTCCGAGTATTACGCTCACAAGCAGGGTAGCATCGGGAAGTACAAATCAGAGACCTTCGATGACTGGAGCTACACTTCCGGGGAGTCGGAGTATCTGGTACAGACGCTTGGAATTGACGGATTGCTGGATCCCTATGTGGAGACCTCGGCATCCGGTAAGTTCAATATGCGTCTCAGGAAGCTGTAAGGAGGTGGTCTTATGGCTTGGGAGGATATGCTCAACCACAAATGCGACATCTACCATGTTGCCAAAAGTACGGAAAGCCTTGGATACGGAGTGTCCGATACGGAACATTTCAGTTATCCTGCGACCGCTGATGAAGCCGATGTTTCCTGTCATTTCCATATCAAGACAGGTCAATATGTGGTAAGCCAGACGGAACCGACAAACAACTATGATGCTCGCGTGAAGTTAAGCCTTCCGTTCGGCACAGACATTCGGATCAATGACCGGATCGTGTCGAAAGAAACCGGATTCGCATACATAGCTGAACTTCCGAGGGTGATACGAAATAACCACCATATCATCGTATATATCAATCGGGAGGACAGCGTGAAGGAGGCGGTATAGATGGGACAGTATATTTCCGTCAATGTATCGCAGTTGAAGGAGTTTGCAGAAAAGCTCACAGCGGCTGGGGCCGGAGATCTTCGCAAGGAGTTCGAGAAATGGCTCGATGGTATCGGTATGGAGTTCCTGCGGATCGTCAGCGAGGAGATCATCCGCCGCAAGGTGGTAGACACTCGACTGCTCCTCAACTCCTTCACGAAAGGCAATGCCGGAAATGTGTGGACCGCAAGCGAAGGTGGCCTGACTTTAGAGGTCGGCACCAACGTGGAGTACGCACAATGGGTCAATGATGGCCACAAGCTGAACCCGCCTGGTGTGGATAAGCGGTGGGTGCCTGGGTATTGGAACGGAGACAGATTTGTTTACCAGCCCGGAGCCAAAACCGGAATGCTATTAAAACAGCAATGGGTTGAGGGCAAGCACTACTGGGAAGCTGCCGTTCGGATCATCGATCGGATGCTGCCGACATTGATCGAAGCAAAGTTGAACCAATGGCTCAGTAAGTATTTTGGAGTGTGAATATGGCACGGAATATCAGTCCAGAAGTAGCCGGGTTCGTGCACTTCATAGATGCGCTGAACCTCGGCTTTGCAAAGTCCTATTTCGGGGAGGTGCCAGAAGGCTTCGCGACACCATCCATCTACTACCCGCCACCGGAAAGAGAGAGCCTTCCTTTTTCGACAGGATCCTATCAGGTCGAGTATGCCTTGTATATCAAGGTATTCGATAAGGACAGTCTTTCATCTGACTATCTGGCGGAGCAGATCACAGATGCGATCATGACAGCCGGACGGAAGATCCCCACATACGACGCGAGCGGTGTCAAGGACGGACACTGGTTCCACGTTAACGAGTGTACGGCTCGTAACATCGAAACGGGTGTTACGCAGATCTACATCACATATAAGGTGCAGAGAGGCTACTATGAAGAGCCTGTTACTCCGGCAATGGTTATCCACTATGCCGGCCTGCCTACCAACATAGAGGAGGATTCCCAAAATGAGCAACAAACAGAAGGATAGTGCTCCTGCCAAAGAAGCCGCCACGGTTGAGAAGGCAGAGGCACCGAAGGTTGAAATGAAACCGAAGTTTCCCCTTGCCACTTTAAGGGCAGACTCGTACAAACTGTTCGGAGTATCCACATCGACTTTCGATGGTGCGTTCTCCGAGTATGACGGTGAGGACGAGCTTCCCATCAAGGAAGCTGGGGACATTATAAAGAAATGGCTTTCAAAGGAGGTAAAGTGACATGGGTGGAACATTCACTGGAAGAAAGACCCTTCCTGGAACTTATGTGCGCTATAAGTCCAAGAAGACCACATCCCCCGGGAGTGCTGTAAGAGGTATCGCTGTGGTACCGCTGATCGGCTATGACTGGGGCGGCGCAAGCGCAGCTATGGTCAGAATCGACTCCGATTCTCCGGATGCGAACCTGGCACAGATCGGCCGTTCGGTATATGCCGACGATGCCAATGTGCGTCTGATCGCTCTGGCGCTGGAAAATGCAGAGACCGTCTATGCATACATTCCGGCTTCGACCACAAAGGCAACAAAGACGGAGACTTTCTCCACCAACAACTCCCTGACCGTAACGGCTAAGAAAGGCGGAACCAGAGGTAACGACATCACCGTTTCGGTTGTTGCTCGTACGGACACAGGCTTCGACGTTTCCGTTCTGGTTGACGGCGTAGAAGTGGAGAAGTATGAGAAGGTGGCCAACATGACGGCAATCACCGCTCTGGAGAGCGAGTGGGTAGATGTCACCGGTCAGGGAACTCTCGGTGCGGTTGCATCCATGGTTCTGACAGGCGGTGCTGATGTTACCCCGACAGCTTCCACATGGACGGACTACCTCGACGCTCTCGAGGGTATCACCTTCAACACAGCCGCTGTTCCGACAGACACCGCTTCTGTTCAGTCCGCAGCAATCAGCAAGGTTAACTCCATGCGTGATAATGCCGGAAAGACAGTTCAGTTCGTAATGCCGAACAATGCGGCCAACAATGTCGGCATTATCGATGTCTCCAACAGCTTCGCATACAGCGATTCCGACCAGCTGACCGTAGGTCAGGCCTGTGCCTGGGTTGCCGGAGCTGAGGCAGGAGCTGACAAGGTTACTTCCAACACCTACAAGGTTGTTCCGAATGCTGACCGTGTGGTTGGTGCTCTGACCGTTGCAGAGCAGGAAGCAGCTGTTAAGGCTGGCCAGCTGTTCTTCATCACAGACGATGCAGGAACCGTTGTTGTATGCTATGACATCAACAGCCTCGTTTCTCCGTCTGCTGATCAGGATCTCAGCTACCGCAAGAATCGCGTTATCCATACGCTCGATTCCTTCGCGGATGACCTGAGACTGAACATCAAGCCGAACATGTTCAACAACAACGACGAAGGATGGTCCCTCATGGAGGGTATCGGCCGCAACCTGCTGATGCAGTACCAGGCTGACAATGCCATCATGAACGTCAATCCTGAGGAGGACTTCTTCGTGGACAAGACCAGAACTTCCGGTGATGAGTGCTACTTCGAGGTAGGCATTCAGCCGGTAGACTCCGCAGAGAAGCTCTACTTCACGATCAATACACGATAAGGAGGGTTGAGAGATGGCAGTTAATAAGAACGGAATCAGCCTTCGCGAGGGCTCCATCTATATCGATGGCAAGAAGGTTGCAGAAGCAGCTACGCTCACCATCAACTTCCAGCCGGAGGTAGCCACTCACCGTGTACTCGGTGAAAAGGGCATGAACCGCCGCTGGATCGGCAGGGACATCACAGGTGCTCTGACCGAGTGGAAGTCCACCAAGTGGCTCACCGAGAAGATTCAGCAGTACGAGAAGACAGGCGCTACTCCGGAGCTGAAGATTCAGGGCTACCGTCTGGACAAGAACTCCGATTTCTACAAGAACACCAAGAAGGCAGAGACAGTTACTCTGACCGGTGTTGTTCTGACCGGAGATCTTCCGCTGATGGCACTGGATACCGCTGGCGAGCTGGTTCAGCAGACCGTCAACTTCGGTGCGAAGGACTGCTCTATCGCGTAAGCGGCAGATGCAGCAGAAAAGAAAACGGCTTGTCAGTGCCCATGATAGGCCGTTTTTCTTTTTAATGGGTATTTATATCAAAAGCGAAAAAAAGAGCCCGTACGGTCAAATGAGCGGGCACAGGAAAGGAATTAGGTGAACTCTATGGCTAACTCAAAACTTGCGAGATTTATGAGGCCTGAAATGAAGGCCGAGACGATCATTGATGTAGTGATCAAGGACAAAGACGGGAACGATATGCCTCTGAAAGTCAAGAGGCTGACACAGAAGCGCATCTCTGAACTGAGGGATATCTACACCACGAAGAAGCCTGCGTATGACAAGAACGGCAATCCGCTTGTTATGAACGGCAGGATCGTGTGGTCCGAAGATCGTGATGTCGAGAGCTATTCCCGTATGCTCCTGGTTGAATCACTGGTAGAACCTCAGCTTGACGATCCGGAACTGATGGAGTTCTTCGGAATCGATGATGTGGTAGACATGCCCGGTGCGGTCTTCACACCTGACGAGATCCGGCAGATCTCCGATATCACTGGCAATCTGGTTTCCTTCCGGAGCCTGGAGGATGTCAAGAAAGAGGACATTGAAGAGGCAAAAAACTAATTGAGGAGACTCCGGGAAGCATAGCGTGGTGGATGGCCTACCTTTTCGTTAATTACGGGGTAGCGCCGGAACGGTTCTATGAGATGGAGCCTCAACTCAAAGCATTCTATATAGCAGCAGCGAAGTATGCGGAGGAAGATACCGACATACTGATTCACAGACGGATTATGTAGCGAAAGGAGGAGATCATGGCCAACCTGTCAGTAATATTCAACATGGTCGATAACATATCCCAGAAGTTGTCGGGCATGGGACGGGAGATCGGGAATGTGGCCGACTCCTTCAAGTCGATTGAAGACGCATCAGATTCCGCTTTTGATTCCGTATCGGACGGAGCGGACACGGGCGAAAGGTCGATGCAGGAGTTCGCACAGAGCATTGCGGACGGTATGGTGGAAACTTTTCAGGAGATGGCCCAGGAGGCTGGGCTTTCCGAAGATGAGATAGAAGCCACCATGGGAGAGCTTCCGGACTTCTTCAGAGGCATCGGGGACGGCATGGAACAGGAAATGTCGGTACTGGATGCAGCTATGCAGAGATCCGATAAGGAAGTGAAAGAGCTTGGAAACGAGTTCAAAGAAACAGGTAGAAAGGGCAAGGAGTCCGGGGACGATATGAAGAGCGCCATGCAGAGCGTGGAAAGCCTTCTCGCCGCCGGTGGAGTGGTGGCTGGCCTTCGGAAGATCGCCGGAGGCTTTGCAGAATGTGCCGAGGAAGCCGAAAAGGTGGAAACGGCCTATGCAAAGCTGGAAACCATCGCCGGATCCAACTCCATGCCTCAGCTGACATCACAGATTCGTGATCTGTCATCCTCAACCGGGATAGCAGCTGCTGACCTGGCTGACGTTGCTTACAATGCAATCTCCGCCGGTACAGCGGTTGAAGACTCCGTAACCATGGCAGGAACAGCCTCAAAGCTGGCCACCGCCGGTTTCACGGATACATCATCGGCTTTGTCAGTGCTGACAACAGCCATGAACGCTTATGGAGATTCCGCAGGATCCGCCATGGAGATTGCAGATTCCCTGATCACGGTCCAGAACCTCGGTGTAACCACCGTCGCAGATCTGTCCGCTAACATGGGCAAAGCGATCGCAACGGCATCCGCTTACAATGTGGAGCTGGGCAACCTGGAATCTGCATACATCAGCATTACCAAAGCCGGTATCAATACGGCGGAAGGAACGACCTACATATCGTCCATGCTCAAAGAACTTGGTACTGAAAGTTCAGATGTGGCCAAGACATTGAAAGAGGAAACCGGAGAATCCTTTGCGTCTCTGATGAAGCAGGGTTATTCACTTGCTGATGTTCTGAATATCCTCTATACCTCCTGCAATAACGATGCTACGGCTCTGATGAACCTGTGGGGAAGCGCCGAAGCCGGAAAAGCGGCCAACGCTATCGTTTCCCAGGGATTGGAGCAGTTCAACGACAATCTGGTTACATTGCAGCATAGTGCCGGTGCAACCGAGAAAGCGTATGAAACCATGGCGGACACAACCGAGTTCGCCCATAACAAGATGAAAAACTCCCTGACCAACCTCAAGGTGGCATGGGGTAACAATTTGAATCCGATGCTCGAAGGTTTGTATAAGGCCGGAGCAGTCATCTTTGACGGCATCGCAAATCTGGTTGAGAAGTGCCCGATCATCACAGGTCTTGTCACTTCGATTGCGGTTACTGTCGGGATCCTGGCGGCGGCTGTGGCAGGCTATACCATCGTTACGAAGATCGCAACGGCGGCAGAGGCGGCATATACCGCTATGCTCGAAACATCAGCTGGTGCCATGACATTGAAGATCGGTCTGATCGGCGCGGCAACAGCTGCTATCGGTCTCCTGATCTACTCGATCATGTCCTCCACTGAAGCGGAAGAAGAGATGAGCGCCACTACCGAGGATATGAACAATGAGCTGGCCGATCTGACGCAGAAGCATGAAGAGGCGGTTGCGGCCTTCGGTGAAACATCAGCTGAAGCGCAGGAACTGGAAGGCAGAATGAATGAGCTGTCTGAGTCCATCGAGAAGAATGGCCAGACTTTGGAAGAGTTCTACGATTCCATCGACACGCTGGTTGATGCGCATGATGAGATCGTCAGCAGCTTCACGGCTGTTCGGGATGAGGCAGAGAAGAACCGTGTGGCATCCGGAAACCTGATCAATAGGTTGAAGGAACTGTCGACGAGCACGGATAAGTCCTCAAAATCCCAGGGCGAGATGGAAGCCATCATTAAGCGGTTGAATCAGATGTATCCGGAACTCGGCATCTCGATTGATGATGTCAATGGAAGCCTGGATACAATGGCCGCGAAGATTGATGCCGTAAACGGTGCGACAAAGCAGGCTGAGTACGAAGCTGCACAGCAGGCATACGCAGACCTGATCGCAGAGCAGACCGACCTCGTTAATAAGCAGAAGGAAGCTGAGTATCAGCTCCAGAGAGCAAGAGAAAAATACTCGAATCAGGGTGCCATTCAGGGTACATGGAACGAGTTATGGGGATCCGGTGCAGTAGCTGGTCTTGAAGATGCACAGGCGGCATACGATAAGATCACGGCCGCAGTTGAGGACAATGCAGTTCAGCTGGAAGAAGCCAAGAAGATCATGGAACAGTATCAGGATCTTACGACAGGCAATTCCGAAGAGATGGTTCATTCGTGGGATGCGGTTTCTATTGCAATCGCAAACCAGAAGGAGAACATCGAGAAGCTGGCTGAGGATTATCAGAAAGCATACGATTCCGCTATTTCGAGCATTCAGGGACAGTGGAAGGCATGGGAAGATACCATTGACGGAGTAGAAGGACCATGGGCCCTGTGGGACAAGGTCGAGAAAGCCCAGAAGGTATCTCTCGACAACATGCAGAAGAACATGGAAGATCAGCTGAACTATTGGAACAGCTATCAGGACAATATCGACGCTCTGCATGAACGCCATATCGCCGGGTTGGATGATATGGTGGCCGCCATTGACGATGGATCTGTGGAAGCTGCTGCATATCTGGCTCAGATGGCCACAGCTTCGGATGACGAGCTGAAGAAGATCATCCAGTCTTATCAGGACCTCCAGAATGCGCAGGATGTATCGCTGGACGATATGAAGCGTGGAATGCAGGACCAGATGAAGTTCTGGCAGGAATATGCCGACAATTTGGAAAACCTGCACGGCAGAAATATCGCCGGTCTCGATGCCCTGGTTGCAAGCATGGACGATGGTTCCGAGGAATCAGCGAAGTATCTGGCACTCATGGCCAAGGCTTCCGACGAGGAGCTGACGGCTATGGCCAAGCAGTATGAGTCCTTGCAGACGGCTCAGGCGCAGACAGCTGATGATATGGCTACTCTGGCTACGGACTACGATGCAAGGCTCGGCGAGATCGAGGCAAGCTTCGCCGAGACCGTGAACAATATGAACATGGAGGATGAAGCATATAAGGCAGCGTGTGCAACATTGCAGGGATACATCAACGGCATTAAGCACATGCAGGACTATGCGACATCTGCGGCGGCGGCTGTTAGTGCCGCTGTAAACCGAGAGCTTGGTGATACAGGAACTCCGAGCACTGGCGTTCCCGGTCATGCAGAAGGTACTACCTTCTCCGAGCCGTTCTATCTGGCTGGTGAGGAAGGTCCGGAGCTGATCAAATCCGGTGGAGGAGATGTGGTATTCCCGCATTCCGAGACGGAGAAGATCCTCGAGAGCCTGGACAACCATCGGGAAGAGAACAAGGCCGTAACGGACATGAGCCAGCGGAACACAACGAACTACACAACAGTTCTTCCGGCACCGAATCAGCCGGAGAATGTTTCAAAAACCATCACGCTCAATATCAACGGATCCGGTTCTATTCAGTTGGATCGGAATGTTGACAAGGAGCAGGTATGGGATGATGTAAAAGATACAATCAAAGATAAGCTGTATGAGATCCTTGCGGATGAGATCTACGAGGGTTCTGATCAGGTGTACGAATACTAAGGAGGGCTGGATATGGCAGAGATGTGGCTGTGCTATGACTCGGATAAGAAGTCGATGCAGTTTCCGGTTCTTCCGGAAAAAGTGACAATTCAAATGCCATCGAAGGACGAGAAGGTGTACGTCTACGGAAAAGGCGGCACCCTTCTCTCCAAGATGCCGGATGCAAAGGTTATCAAGTTTTCGAGCTTTTTTCCGAAAAAGCCGTGCCAGGGATGTATCAAGAACCCGATATCTCCGGCGGACGGAGCTTCTTTCCTTTCTGCGGTGGCACATTTGACGGTGCCGGCGAGGTTCATCTACTGCGGAGGCGGTGGAACATCCCACGCTTTCCCTTGCAGAATCTCCTATGAGCTGGACGAGCGGGGTGGTGATCCCGGATCTGTGTACTTCACCATCACAGTAACGAAGGTGATCTCCACGCAGTATCGAAAGATCAAGATGAAGACCACGAGCCTGACGAATACGCAGACGAAGACCAAGGCAAAGACCACTGCTGCAACCACGGGACGGACAAGCACTAAAGTACAGCCAAAGACGTATACCGTAGTCAAAGGAGACTGCTTGTGGAACATTGCTAAGAAGTATTACGGGAACGGAGCAAGATATACAGACATCATCGCGGCGAA